TTAGAGGATAGGATGAAGGATTAAAATTCGGATATGGTTGTGCATTTGTGGAACGACCATTATTCTGTGTAAGAATTTCTAATGAACCAAAAAATTCAGCTGAATCCGTTAACTGGTCGGTACTAGCATAAGCATTAAGAGGTTTCCATGCTGGAGCTATTCCTGGAAATCCTACTTGAGCAGCAGAAAACCCTTCATCAATAATATTAGCATCTTGGAACCCATACTCCCCTTCGTTGCTATTTGTGTTCTGTAAAGCGCCAATATAAGGTACTTGTTTGTACCCTCCCTCAGCACCGTATTGGTTTAAGGGATAAAGTAAATTGGCAAGAATTGGTGTATCTATTAGGGAATCGTCAGTGTCAACTGGGGACAAATCCCTTTGAATAGTTTCGTAGTTATAGGGGGGGTCTGGTATTTTTGGTGATTTTTTGTAAGGTACTAAATTTCTTACTACAAGTTTTTTTCTGAAAACTTCTGAACTAGGGAAATCTAGTGGGCTTGCCATTATAACTTTTTATTGATAAATAGAAGTTTATTATTTTTTTTCTAAGGGTTTGATTAGTCCCTCTGACATCCCTTTGATAATCTTAAACATTTGTGTCTGTACTTCTGGGTTGTTAAAAATGTTAAATACTTGTTGCTCTGTTAAGTTTGATGGGGAATCCACCTTTATATTAATTGTTCCTCCAACAGCAACTTGTCCAGAAATTGTAGTTTGACCTCTTTGGGTTTGTTGCCTTTGGTGTTCTTCCCAGCTTGGATATCTGTTATCAGGAGTTGTACCTAGAACATTTTGAAATTTTTCCCCTCTCTCAGTTACTTTATTAAAACTTTCTATTACGTTATTCAATCTTGTTGCCATATTTAAATCAATGCTTTCGTTCATAACACTATTAAGCAACTCATTTTTAACCTCTTCTAATGTCGAATTACCCATTATAAAATTATTTGCAACTTCACCAAGCTTATCACCTACACCTTCAAAAGCTTCTCTAAATTCTTTAGTTGCCGGAATTTGATTTTCACCACCATAGGCTTCATTGGTAAATTCTTTGAAACCGTCTCTCAAAGTTTCAATACCTCGTACTAAACCCGTTTGACCAGCAAGTGCATAGCCTAAACTCATTGGAAGTGCTGCTATGCCTCTTTCTATTAATTTGTCGGTATCTAGTTGTGCTCTTGCCAAATCTTCCATGGTTTTTGGCCTGTTTGCTTGTTGTAATTTTATCTGCTCAAACTGAGCTTGTGATAAATTTTCTAACGCTTGAGTTTGTTTTTTTCCTGTTTCATCCTCAAATTCAACATAAAATTTTCTATCATCACCCATTTTGGCCATGTTGGCTACAAGCATTTTGTCTTCTTCACTTCCTTGTATACCAAACGAAATTTGGCTAAGTCTTCTATCCATTTCTTGAGCGGCTATAGCAGTTTTTGTCATATTTTCATAACTAAGACCTGTTTCTGAGGCAATTTCTTTCAGAAGACGAATACTTCCTGGATTAATTCTAAAATTCCCCGTGGCTTCATCAAAGTATGTGAACTGTTTGGACATTTCAATTATCGAATCTTGTAAACCTCCGGGGTCGTTAATGGATTTATCCATTAAAACAAAAGGGTTCACCAAATCCCCAGAAGCAACACCAAGTCTTTGAAATGCCGCAGCCATTTTAATTGCCCCATCTGGATTCATTACATCATCCGCAAATTTAACGGTTTGTCCCATGTCAAAACGTAACATAGAAGCCTGTGCCGCCATTTTAGTAAATCCGAGTACCCCTCCTTCAAAGTTAAACCGGTTCATGTCTTCCATTCTTGTTAAGACGGATTCCATAACTGTTCTTGCATTTAAACCCAAAGATTGTATGTAATCAATCGATTCTTTGGTGGTTTCAGCAATGTCGGACATTTCAACTCCGATTATTGCAAAATTTTCAGTGAGCTTTTCGCTTGAAGTTCCAAGGTATGTAGCTGTGGCAAAAATTTCTTTAACAGTTTCACCTGTAGCAACAACATTTCTTCTTGAACCTTCAGCTATTCCTGCAATTGTTGCACTGATGTCACTAGCGTAACCCCCTAATCTTACAAAATCCGCTACGTTGTCCGATACAACTTCAGCGAATTCTAAGTAACGCGTTCTGGTTTCACCAAAGCTTCTATTAATATCGGAAATACCATCCTGGATTCTTCCAATGTTACCTATAATATCTGCTGATTCACCAAGGAATTTCTTGAATGCTTCATCTTCCAAATTTGGATTATCGGCCATACAATTTGTTTACAATATAAATAGAAGTGGAATTATTTTTTATCTTTTTCTTCCACCCACTTATTCAACATATATTTGCGAATAAATATTGGCATTCCCATAAAATCAGAATAAGAAATATTGAATAGTTGGGAAAGGTAATAATATTCATCTATTTGATTCTGCCGGTAATCAGAAGAAAGGGCGAAAAAAGTCAACCCCGAAGCCGACGTTCACAGACAGCTTTTCTCCTGACGGGGCAATAACAACTCGAACCATATCTAGTTTTGGTTCATTTTCAATCATGAATTTTTTTATGAATTTAGAATCTGCGAGGGGCATAGTTTCTACAAATTTTTGTAATTCTGCCTTGTCTGAAATGCCCTCAACCACAACTATTTCTTTTTGCAAACGCCAGGTTCTTGCTGGAGCAATTCTACCTTGGGGATATGTTTCTATTAGATTAGTAATTTCATTACTCTCTCCAAATGATAATGGTTTTAATTTAATATTTTTTCCTGTAACTGGAAGTGTTACTGCAAAAAGACCATCTTCGTCTGGAGATATTCCACGTTTTATGTTTAGTTCATCTAATCTTTCCGTAGCTTGAAATGATTTTCCAGTTTTTGGGTCTTTCAGATTAAGTTCTATCGTAGGACCAAAAGCTGTATTTCTTAAAAAAATTAAGATAGCTTCTATATCTCCTTCAAGTAATTCTTCAGGTCTAATTCCTGGTTCGTAGATTTTAGCCCTAAGTAAATTTAGGGTCATATCTTTACCCCCAGCGATAAGGATGTTTTCATCACTTGCCGTTAAAGACCCCACCTTGATGGAACCCTTTTTATTTTTATAAAAAATTCCTTGAGAAGGGAGTGGTACTACGTCATGAGGTAGTGAGAAATTCTGTTGTGAGTAATTTAAAGTTTCTTGGTCCATAATAAAAAAAACCGTAGAGTTCGGCTCTACGGTTAAATATACTCAGTAAAAAAAATAAATAAATAATTTAGTAAATCAATACACAGCGGTCCATTCTTAAGGTTGCTGAAATTGTAGCCAAGCCATCTTGAGAATAGTTAAGCGAATTGAAGTTTACATCTGTAAGGAATGTTCCGTACAGAATCCACTTTTCTACAACAACACCCGTTGGGTCGAGCATTTCTAGGTCAATATCTTTTTTATAACCTGCAGCATATCCCATACGGCCTGTTACAGATTCTGCGTGTAAACGTACCCACTCCATTAAAGCTTGTGCTGCAGAAGGACCGATTGGGTCACGGAATGTAACTGGAATTGTTTGCCAGTTAAATCTGCCTGCAACATATGTTGAGGTGTTTAGAAATTGTATTTCTGTTGGGTTAATCGTAATGTGAGGTCTGGCAGTAGATTCTACGAACCATTCATTGATACCCAAAGATGAAGGAAACCTTAAAATAAACCTATTCTGTCTTTTAGGTTCATAAGGAATCGGCATTTTCATTAATAAATCCGCCATTGTGTTTTCTTATTTTTTACTTTTATCGTTTATTATAAATATACCCATGGTTGAAAACTTTTTCTATTTACTTTTTTTCCACGGTTGGTAAAATTCACATATAAGTATTAAGTATTAGTATAATAATATTAATTAATTTACTTAGTTATTTTACTTCTTTCTTAATTCCTCCTTTAGTAGAATATAATTTAATAGGTTCTTTAATACTATTAAAGTAGTTCTTTATACTATAGACGTTTTTTTCATCGTCGTCAGAAAAACCAATCGTTGGTTTTTTCGGAATGAATTTGTTAGCCACATCTTTTTTTAGAAAAGCACTTTTTTGTAAGACTGTTGCCATTGCTTTGACATACTTCACAAAATTTGCCATGGCTAATACTTTTGCTTCTTCGGGATTTGCCGCATCTTCCTCTACTCCGAAGCTTACCGGGTTGTATTTGTTAAGTTCCAGATAAGACCATATTAGCTCATTATCTGTCATTTTTTCTTCCCCAGAAAAATCTCTAAATTTTTTCAGGTTTTTTAAAAGAGCTTCCTTAGAAATACCGCCAAAATTATTTTTTATGTAATTGTAAACTCCTTGTTTAATGGTTTCTGGATTGTGTCCCCTCGCTGTTATGATTGCAAAGATTGACCCATTATTAATAGCCTCCCTAAAGTCTGACCATGCCGGACCTAACTTTGCTTTCATTGCGTCAATCAAAAAGTCTTGGTCCCCGTCGACTCCAAAAAACCGAAAAGGTTTTGGCGCATAATCTACAATAGTTTTCCCATTGTAATTGAAATCTTCTTTTCCAATCTTACTTCTATAAGTGGCAAAATCCTCTGTAGACATTGGGGTTTCCGAACCTTTATTGTCTAAGAGAATTATTTTGGTGGGCATGTGCACCAGGTTATCGTCCCAATCAAATGCGTAGTATTTGAGGTCTGGAGTTCCAGTTTTGAAAGACGATGTTGATTTAGTTTTCATTTTCGAAAAGGAAAAAAAAGGGTGGGAAAGTCATTTTTCCCACCCCAAAGATATTAAATATTTTCGAACGACGCACCAGTAGGTGTAATCAAGAACTCAATATCAATGAATTCAAGTGCCTTAGTTGGTTTGAGATAAATCTTACCAGTAAGAGTATTTCTATCCAAGTCTTCCGGAGTTGAAGAAACCGTTACACGGAAATCATATAAACCACGGTCTCTTCTGATAGCATCCAAGATTGGGTTTACAGAGTCCAAGAACTGTTGTCTTACAATCTCATCGTTTTGTTCGAAGAGTAATCTGACAGCAACAGCAGAAATCAACTTTCTAGCTTGCAATAACAATCTTCTTACATTCAAACGATTAAGTGCTGTATCTCTGATTTGGAGAGTTTTGTTACCCCAAATTACTGTACCAACATCCGAGAAAGTCGCAATAGGGTTAATTCTACCTTGATACAATGTATCTCTATCTTCTTGAGTTAGTTTCAATCTAGCTTTAACAGAATTAACAAGACCTCTCGTGTAACCAGCCGAAGCAAACCATGGGAAAGAAATGTTATCAGTCAGCGCAAGGTTTCTACAAACTTGACCAGTTGGTGGGATGTAAATTTGAGTATTGTTGACCGTATCTCTTTCAAGAATCCAAGGATAGTAAGTTGCCGTATACGAAGAATCTATGCCTGTGCCGTCCAAATTGTCAACAGCTGCCTGCGGGTAGATAATTTCGTATTGCGAAGTCCCGTCAGGAATATACATGTTATAATCTGGAGTAGTTACAATGTAAACCGCATCAGCTCTTTCATTTTCGACCATTCCTATTGCCAACTCACAAAGATTTGAGTTATTTACATAGTCAATACCTGGAGTAGCAAAAACATTGATGTTCGTGGATTCAGGATTATTGAATGTCAATTGACCTAACAAATATGCGTAGTAGTCAGTGTTAGCAAAGTCTTGAGTGTTGTTTTCAACAACAATTCTTTTGAAAGTTCCATCTCCAGAAGCTGTTGGGTAACGTTGTGTTTGGGTTGAACCCTGCAAGTATCCTGAAGCTCCAAGAGCAAATCTGTCTTGGTTTGTTCTAAATTCTCTGTAGATGTCCCATCCGTCAAAACCTCCTTGGAGTACACAAGTGAATTTTCTTGAGTAAATGAAGTAGTATGGACTAGCCTGTGAAGTAGGTTCGGAGTCAAAACTTGCAACACCACAATCAAATGCTGGAGTTCCACTAGTTACTTGGGAATTAGAAATTGTCACAACTGTTGCACCAGAATCCATGTGAAAACCTTTTGTTTGGTAGTTCCAAGGTTCTGAAGTTGTTGCAACATCCCAGTTAGCTACGGGGTTCTTCTTTCCTTTGTATTGAAGTAAATCTGTGTCAATTCCAAATTGTGATGAAATTCCCAAATATGTTCTTCTTACAATGTCACCAGATGATGTAACGATATTTGCACCACCAGCGCTTGTTCCGAATGGTGGGTCATAAATTGTTTCACCAGGGAAGTAGTATTGTGTTTTGATAATAGGGAATGGAGAAGGGTTCGTTGCGCTTTCATATACTCTCTCTTCTAGTCCGTAGAAACCACAAGGAAGCGCATCAACAGGATATTCATCAGAGAGCTCAACCATAAGGTATGCTGAGTTAAGAGGGTACTCACCGTCTGATGAACCAATTTTTTTAGCAACAAAGCTATTTTGTGATGGGTCCATAGTACAGTTTGTGTATTTTTCATATACAACTGGATTCGCATCAGTATCGAAGAAGTTTCTCACTAACACATCAAATGTGCCGTTATTGAATGAAATGTTTGCAATTGAAACCTTAACTTCGGTATTTGCTGTGTTACCATCACTAATTGCAACAAATCTAAACAAGTTATAAACTTTATTACCACGCAATTCTGATACAAAGAAAGGTGTCTTTGGAGTTTGATATTGGTCAAGGAACCAAGCAATAGAAGTTGTAGAAGCCTTATCACGAGCTTCTGGAAGTGCAATCATATCACACTTAATACCACGAACATATCCTTTGTTGTATCCGTAGTTCAACATACCAAGATAAGATTCCTCAACATAGATTGGAACTTCTTGTCTTGGTTTAGAGAAGTTAGTAATACCCAATACTTTAGTGATGTAGTTCGCATTAGTAGAGTCAAACGATGTGTCAAAAGTAAACGTATTCCCTTCATATGTTACACCACTTAATTGGAATGTAGCAAAAGGACTTTGAGAAATACCAGAGTAAGCCCCAGTACAAATTAAATTTAAATCAGTTAAACCTGTTACTTGGTATTGTGGTCCATGCTCACTTGAGCTGTAAACAGAAATACCACGAGAACGCACAGTAGCTAGAATTAAATTATTCCATTCGGTATAAGCTGTACCCGAGTAGGTGTAAGAGACACCAGTAATTGTGCCGGTAAAAGAACCAGAAGCACCCGTCACAAAGTTTGTAACATCATAATACCATGAATATCCAGAGTAGCCATTAGTGTTACCTGTAACATCAAATGTTGCATAATACCAAGGGTCGTTAGTTCCAGCAGTTAAATCAGCAGAATCAAGACTTAAATTATCACAGCCAAAAATGTTTTCAACATTTGCAAAAGCATTATCTAAAATTGTATAACCTGTTGTTGGAATCGAGCCATATACATTAACTGTTGTCGCAGAAATAGTTGTATCCCCCGAAATATCAATCATAAATCCGAATAAGTCAGCATTGTAGGTAGATGTTGAACCATCATTCAATGTGTATTGTGTTGGGAGTGAATTAAAAATAACCGGAGGTAACCCACTACCAAAATTAAGAGTAGAACCAGAGGTATTACCCGAAAAAGTTACCGTGTAAGTAACTGCAGAGACACTTGTGTTAATACCAACAGTGGTGCCATCAACATTAGCGATAGCTTGCAAACTCCAAGAAGGTCCAGCATCGTAACCGGAAAGACCTAGAATACGAGTTACGAACAATTGGTTAGATTGTTGCAAATAAGCTTTGGCTATGTAAGCAGCTTCGTACTTTGGAATTTGTGTGTTTATAAATTTGGTTGGTATAGTACCACCAAAAAAAGTTTGGAACTCATCAAAATTGGTGATGAAAATTGGTTCAAAGGCAGGACCTTTTTGTGTTTCGCCTACTAAACCCAAAGTTGTTACACCAACACTTTGAGCAACAAACGATAAATCAGTTTCTGATGTATAAACCCCTGGGGATACAAAAACTTTTTGGTTTGCTTGAGATGTTACTTGAAAAAACATTTTTTAATTTTTCTTATTCGGTTTTATTTTTATGATAAATATTTGATTTAAACACAAAAAACTTGACTTTTATCTATGTATTAGTAAGCAGTATGTTTTTTTTCTGCTTTTTTTCTGCCTTATGAAAAGTGCCCCCAAGAAGATTAAGAACCTGAAAATTTCAGAAACCACCCATCAAGTGCTAAAAGAGTATTGTGATGACCATGGATTAAAGATTTACAAATTCCTAGAAAAATTAATTTTAGACAATTGTAAAAAGCAAAAAGATATCTATGGAGAGAATTAAACAAGCTTTGCTTGAAACTCAATATTGGCTTCTTCGCCTGGGGTTTCTTTGGTAATTTCTACTCTCAATAAATCTCCAGTGTTAAGCTGAATAATTGAAACATCTTGACCATAATAATCATTATTGATGTATACATCATAGGTATCGACATTCAAAGTGCTTACCAAACTTAAATTAATTCGATAATCAACTTTATCGTCAAGAATTGAAGTATTTCCCGAGGTGTAAAATAAATTATAAGTAAATTCATCAGGATTAGGAGGAGTTATTTCAGCTCTACGACCAACAGGAACTTGACTATCAACTTCAAAAAGCTGAACAACACGGGAAATTGCTGGCTTTACTTCAAATTCCTCTTCATCAATAAGATAGCCGAGCATGGTAAACTCGTAACTTTGGATGTAATAGTTTCTTTTATCAACATCAATAACAGATTCATCAGAAATGTTATTCATAATAATTGGCACATATTGTCCTTTGATGAAGGTATAGGCTTGACGAGAAGAAAAAGTTTGCAATACGTTTTTGTTGAATGTGTTCAGCTCACGCATTCTATTGCAAAGAATTTTCACGCTATAATTGATATCTACCGGAACAGGTTGAGGTATGGTGTAAATATCGTACCCCTTTTGGTTTCCATTCCAAGTAGGGACTTTAGCATAATAAAATTGTTTTCTAACTGGAATAGTATATTGAAGGGAAGGGTTACTACCATATTTTACCTCAGGTTGACGAACAACAGTAATAAATGGTAACTGAACGTTGAAATCTTGGTCAACGAAATTCCAAGTTTCAGTAAACTGGGACCATCTTTGGTTTGTGATAATTTTATCAACAACACTAATGTCTTTTCCGGATACGGTAGTCTTTAATGAGGTTTGAACAAATTCCAACATTCCCCCGTCTAAATCAGCATGCAATACACTCTGAGGAAGATAAGTTCCATCTTCATTTATAAACTGAAGAAGCTGTTCTCTTCTGGCAGAAAGAATTTTTGGTGGAACCAAATTGATATTAGGTTTCACTTGTTGTTTGAAAATAGGTACTTTAGGTAATGCCATTAGGTTCCAAAGAATTCATTTTGTGATGAAGGTACAGCAATAACAGTTCTGTAAAACGGCTTGTAACCACCATATGTGTGTTTATTGTCAGATACCACACGACCATCATCAGAGACAGTGTAGTAACGAACTTTGCTTTCAGTTTCGTAGTAACCAAGATAATCACCATAAGCGATATCAACCCCCAATTCATCAAGGTAAGACTGGTAAACAGAAAAACGCATATTACCAGGTTC